GGGACCAGTTTTCTGTCTTTCGACTTACCTCTCGGCAGTTGCTACATCGGTTTTGCTGGGTCGATGCTTCGGTGTGCAACTTAACATACTTCCTTGATAGTCAGTGACTACCACCACTTGTGCTTTCGCTTGGTGTACGGTACATGAATACCGCAGTTCTCACCTCTTACTTATTACCGGTGACCTGGTGAAGCCGGCTTGTTTGTTTAGCAGTTTAAACATCTGCTTCACAAGAGAGTAAATACTCTACTACTGTGTGATTGAATTGGAATGATAGACCATACTTAGAGAATCCTTCTGCCAACATTTTTGCAAAATTCTTCTCCACCTCTCGATTCATACCTGGATATGCTTTAATAAATTCAGCCCAAGTACCATCATCCGCTTCATGTAACTGTGCTCCTTCGCACTTTACCCTCCAATCTCTGTCATCTTCTTCAAACACGGCTGTGACATTCTCTAGTTCTTTCAAACAGAGTCTGACATACACACGCAAGAATGGTACATGATTGGCTAAAGGCAATATGGACAGAAGAGTTCCTTTGAATGAAGCCTTATAATCTTCATCTTTGAACCCCATTTTGTGTTTCATGAATCCCAAACGGGCTATCACTCTACCTGGTTTTCTTCCCACAACCACTGAGTTTCCGATAGTATAAAATTTCATGGATAACAATTCTGCCCTGGACAAGACATCAGTACATTTTACTTTGGCAATGAACCCTAATGAAGCGCACCATGCTTTCAGTTCATCTGCTATATTCTTGCCCTTAGATGTGAATTTCTCATTGACTTCTTTAAGTTCTAGGATGGTAAAGTTATCATCCCCTTGAACTGCCATTGAGTAAGATAGACCGTGATAATCCAAAAACGAAGCGACTGTTGTGGCCAAGACTAAAGTGTTCCCACTAGAAGTCCGCAAATTACCAGATTTCCTGACTCCACAGGTAATAACTGATAACCAATCTCCAAATCGTATTTTTGAATGTAACATAGCCTTCCTATGTAATCTCCAGAACCTTCGGCATTGTCTCCTGTTGAACCATTCCCCTCCCACAAAATAAGTACCGAAGTGCTCATCTATGTAGTTGAGTTCAAATTCCAACATTTCAAATCCTTGTGTCCTATCAAATGAAGAAAAATCTGAAAATAAATAATAAGGGTTGTCATACTTCACTCTGTGATACTCATACCAAGCTGTGAATTTCTCCACCCTAGCTCCTGAGTTGAACCAGATGTCTGATTCCACGTGCATGCATGCTTTCAAAGCTACTTGGTAGCTAAGAAACAACGACCCAAATAATACTTTTATTATTGGAGCCACCCCACTTATAATTCTTGGTTTGACAAATTCTATTGCCCAAAACAAGTATTTCAAAACTTTTTCGGATTTAACGAAACCGCCCCATGTCCACTTCATCAACCACCAGCTGGTTTTAACTTCTTCTGTTGCTCTAATAAAAGCTTTCTTTTTTCTACCCACTTTTATTCGCTTGGCATAACTTTCGTTGTCCAAGACAGTTATTTTGTTAATTTTGTCTCTGGCTTTGTTGTCTTTCCCATGGTACTGGAACTTCCCTATACTATTACATGTTACTGGGTACAATTTCTTGTACGTAGTCTGGAAATGCTTCCAAGCTACTGAATTCACATCAAGGTAGTATTTGAGTTTGTTCGTTATCCGTGTCTCCACACCTATAAGGGAATTGTAAGCTGTTGAAGCCATATACGCCACTGCTGAGCATATAGGTCCTACACCTACAAGTCCTGGTTTGCCAGTTCTGATGCGTTTCAACATCTTGTCTGGTCTTTTCTTTCGTTTTTTGAAACTTGGTTCCTGTTCTACTGCACTGGCACCTTCTCTTCGAGTTTCGAGAGCCGGTAGTACTAGATTTGAAACGAGTTCCTGGACTGAAGTCACAAAAGGAAACTTCCTATTAATTTCATATGATATAATCAAATTGTCACAATAATTTATCACCTTGCGTTTATTTTCCTCTTTAGCATAGTATTCGGTCAGATGGGTCCACAACACATAAATGAACACCAAAAACAATGCTAAGAGTACACCTCCTCACAATGGATGAGACGCTGTATAATTTGCTAATTTTACAGCTCCCAGCTTAACCATGTGGTTCAATGCACCTCCGAGCGAACTAAGGAAATCAATTCCCTCGGGCCAAAACTTTACAACTTGTACCACACCCCACCACCAAACAGCTAAAACTGCCGCGATGACCGCACCAATGTTGAAAAGTAAATAGGTTGCTACTAATATCTCCAGTAACATTAACCACCATATATCTTGTATGGATTTCTTGAATTTTTTAATTGGATTCAATACCACACCTCCAACTGCACATCTGGAAGTCCAAAAGTTGTACTTTATGAATAAGCATCTAAGGATGAAGAAGTAAGAAACGAATGGAATCAACGGCCTCCACCATAAATAAGTGTAGTCCCTGACTGCCTTTCCACTCATAATCTCACTCCCTCTACCTAGGATTTTCTTTTGCTTCTCACCTGGTGCACCGTCAATCATCTTGACTGCGCTTCTCATCATGCAATACCACGTTATACCTACACTAGCTGCTTGTATCATTGGGTGGCTCATGTGACTCTTCCAGTATTCATCCTGTAAAATTCTCTGTACAATAGCTGCCCATGCTGTATATGCAGTTGACGCAACTTCACTATTTCCACCTAAGTTCATGACTTGCAAGATGAACTTCCTTGGTATGCTGAACACTTGCGTGTCCATTCTCAAGAAGTCATCCCCGGATGTGTGCGAAATTCTAGTACCTATGATTCTACAATGCTTTCCAACCTCAATTGGTATACCAGTGAATTCAGGAAATTGAATTGGGTCTGGTATTTGTTTGTCGAACACTAATTCCAAGAATCTGTAGTCATTACTTTCAGGTGCTGTATCTGTCCATCTCAGCCATTGCTGGATTCTGACTTTCCCTGTAAATAATTTACTCAGTAACGCATTCTTAGATAGCCTACCTTCAACTTTCTCGTAAATTGGCATTCTCCCTTGAGGTGCATCTGAATACACTGGTTTCACTGCTTTACGATATGTCACACCTTGTTCCACTATCTTTATCAAATGGGGTGTTCCATTGTGCCCAATATTGTAGGTCACATCTGCTGAAGTATTGTCCTCCTTACGCCATTTTAGTACTTCATTAGTACAAGGTTTTGTGCCAACCTTTGATCTTATCACATGCTGTGGAAATGAACCTATGAAATGATAACTTGTTACCTCTTCAACATTCCGCTTGTATCTGGTGGTGCCCTCTATTCTAGTCATACCAAGTTTCTTGCAACGCTTTGCCCCCCTGGTCGTGTTATAGCAACAGATTACATCTACGACAATTTTATTGATAGGATAAATGTTCATTATTCTCGGATACACGCATGTTCCGTCCTTAATGTTCAATGACCTTTTAATATCATCCATCACATATTGTCTACGATGTTCGTCATAGCCTGAACCCTCTAAATGTACCCCTATTTTACCGGCTGAAGCTATTTCTTCTTCACTTGGTGTCCATGGTACTGTGCAGGTCTTCCTCTGCTTGTTCTCACTTAACTTATTTTCCATCCACTTCATTCTACTTGCTGGCGAGTCTATTAACCACAATGCTATGCTATGATCTTCTGTAGGTGATGTTACCACATCTAACCCTTTTAGATCCGTTTCCAAAGCCTGTAGGTCCAATTTCTCCTTGTTCACTTTCCTCTCTGTTCTAACCTTCTGTCGAATACGTCCGTACCTTTCATGCTCTTGAACTTCCACGAGTAACTGGGCTATTACGTCTAATTGAATCAAGTAATCCTTTGCTACTTCATCTCCACGTTTCCTCCACTCACTCATAATTCTGGCATCCTTTTCCTTTGCATTCTCAACCACTGGTGCGCTGATTAATTCCGGTAATTCACGCCTAACTCTTTCTGAAAAGTTACTGATCATTACTATAGATAATGCTTTGCATATATCTTTAATCTTCCTGTCGCTACCACTCAGTGGATTTGATACTTGTTTTTTACTGTTAACCGCAGTGTTAACTTTCGAGTCAAGGCTCGATGTTGCAGGTGGTGTTATGTTGATCACTACTTGCGATGCAATTTGTCCTGTGTGGTCTGGTGTTCCATTTTGGTGCTCGGTACTACCTTCCTTTGTCGGTTCAAGTTCTTTTGCGCAACTTTCTTTTGCAGTTTTAATACCGTCGATATCAGGGTCTGCATTTTCCCTCTTCTTCAGCCTGTTTGAATGTGCTGAAGGTTTAATTTTCACCATTAATTTTGCATTTGGTGCACTTGGTATTGGCTCACAGTATTTGTGTCTAGTGTCAAAGTACTTACGTCTTTGAACCCCACCGTGAAGTGGAGCGCCCTGTCTTTTTCTTCTTTTAATATTTCTGTTCATGTGGATTGAATTGTGATTGGAGAACTCCCCTATGGGAAGGAGCTCTGGTGAAATGAGGGCCTGATTGAAGCATCAGCCCTTTGCCGTGTACTTTAAAAGCTACACTTCCGATACCCCCGGCTTACGCTGGGTATTACGGGACATTCTGCAGATTGGTGTGTATTCATTATCTTCTTTACGGGATCTTCCGTTTCAATATTAATTGATTCATCCTTCGGCTTCGAGTTCTGGTTATACAAGGCGCCCAATTAAGAGCACGATTGATTGCTGAAGTAGTTTTTTACGCTCTCCAGACAACCCCTTCTAGTCGTGTGCAGGACATTACTCCGTTCCACTCCTCTAAGTTACCACGCAAAGCTCACTAAGTGAACCGACGCTCAAAACACCTTCATCTTCCTCCTCAGGATTAGTTAATTACTTTGAATAGACTACACATTATTCGGCTCAGACCCATGACAAATGGGCGGCATGAGTGTTTGCTCATGGAGAATAGGGCGTTAATTCACCTTCCC